GCGGGTATGCTTGGCAGATGAACGGCAGGCCGGAAGCGCAGCCGCACATGGCTTGGTGCCCCCAGATGGAAGAATACGCCATTTGGTTTGAGGAAGAGACGCGCCGCCGCGCTGCTGGGCAAGGAGGGCTGAAGCCATGAGCGCAAGAGAAGAACTAGCCAGAGACATCATCCAATATGTCATGGCAAACGACATCCTGACGCAGCACGGCATGGCCGGCCTCCGTCAAAGGCTCGCCGCGGCGATTCCGGACGACGTGGAGATCATGTATGACGCGATGCTTCACCGGGTCGCTGCCCTGATGGATGCCAAGGCTGGCACTCGCGACGGACTCGCCTTAGACGTCCTCGCCAGCGGGATCGAGGCATACGAAAACAAGCATTGCCCCATGGGGGGATAACCATTGTCCCTGAGTCATTACCGATGACCGTCCGCATCATCCGCCATTCGACCGTGCCTGACTGCGGCAGCTTCGAGGTGCGGACGCCTACGGGCAGCAAATACTTCTATTGGGACGACCTGCCGAGCCGGCGACTGCGCCCCGAGCTCGTTGACCAAGAGACCGCCAAGAAGCAGGCCCAGGACTTCGCAAGAGCCGAGCAGGACAAGCTCCCTTGAAGGGAGTGGACTACGGCGGAGGTGGCGGCGGCTTAGGCCGCGCGCCCAAGCGCCCGAACGATCCGAAGCGCATTAGACTTCAGCTCGCCAGTCGATGTCCACGGTTCCGCTGGATGGGATATGGATCGTAAAGCTGGTGGTGCCAGCCGTATCGTAATAGCACTGTGCGCCGGCCGAACCCTTCGGAGTCAACATGATATTGGTTGGCGTCGTGAACAGCCCGTGGTTGACCACAACGGAAGTCGCCGCAGAAATCGAGGCCGTGCCGCGGTTCCTTGATTTCGCAGTTGGACTGCTCTTGTAGCAGACATTTCCGACCGCGACCTTTGAGCTTGCAATATCGCCTGACCACGGCGTCCCGGTATCTAGCTCTACAAAATCAACGTACACCGGAGACGTTGCATCAACCAGCATTGGAGTGGTGACGCTCTCCATGTGAATGCTTCCAATGCGGAGTGGAAGCGTTGCATTATTGCTGACGCCGATAGCATACTTCACGCTGAATGCGTGAAGCCCCTCTAGAAAAATGTCGTCTTCGGGAGTGATCGTAAATCCTTGCGCAAATGCATCTGTTCCGATCGAGGTGGCGCAAAGCTGCAATCCGACCAAGTGGGTCGTAGCAAACCTGAACCCTGAAGTTCTGAAATTGAAGACACTGACAGATTCAACAAGCTTCCTGTCACAGGCCGACCCTGCCTCGATGCTAAACCCGTATGCGAGATTGTGTGTCGCGTTGGTCGTCAAATCGGCAAAGACATTGATGTTTCTCGCAGTGCCAGTGATCATGCCGTCCAAGTTCACAGTCTTGCTCGTTGACTGGTTGGACGCTGGATTGAAAACACGAAATTCGATGTTTTCCAAAAAGATCGCCGTCGTTGGGAATGTGCCTCCAGACAGCGATGTGGTCGCAACCCCTGACCCATTGTCCCGGTAAACGATGAATGCAGCGCCCGTACTATCGGTCGAGTAAATCTGAGTCCCGCCCTCATACATCGAATTCATCGTGTCGGTCGGAATCCAGCTCGACACTCCGACGCCGCGGAAGCCGACGATTGAAGCGGGCGGGATGGTGATCGCGCTTGCAATCGCAAACTTACCGCTCGACAACTGGATATTGCCCATGACCCCGCCGGATACGCTCCGGCTGTTGCGAGACATCGTTGGGGCAGCAGGCAGTGCATTGATAGCCGCCTGGATCGTGACATCGTCGTTCGTGCCGGTGCAGACATAATTAGCCCGACGCTTCACGGATGCGGGAGCGTTGCTTGCGGCAATGAGAACGTCAGCCGCGCCAGCAATGCTGCCGTAGACATTCCGGAAGCCGGCAGCAATTGTGTCGTAGTCAGCCGAACGGCCAGTATCATAAGTCATGGTTTTATCCCGAAATCGTGAGGTATTGACCGTCGATCGTCAGCGGCACGCCGTTGATTGTGAGCGCGTTAGAGGGCACCACTGTCCCAAGGACAGCGGGGATGAGCTGCTTTCGTGCTCGACGCGACATCGGCTAGGGCCCCGTCGCGGCGATCACGGAGGTGATGTCGGCGTAGACGGCGGTCGCCGTCGTCACCGTCAGCTGGTACGTGCCGGGCGGGATGTTGACGGTCTGATATGCGTTCGCGGTGAATGTCGAGCTCAGCACCGAAACGTAGGTCGATCCGTCGGCCGAGAGCTTCTTGAGATCGACCGAGCCACCGCCCCAGGTCGCGGTGATGGTCATGCCGTAGGTGCCACCGAGCAGCTTGAACCCGGTCTGCGAGCTCGAGATGTTCGAATAGGTGACCTGGTCGTAATAGCCCTGCATCGACATGCGGAAAGCCCCTGAGGAAGCGGAAAGCGCTTCCTTGGTGCTACCCCTGCCCGGTTAGCGATTTTCCGGGCTACACGCCGCCGTTTTGGACGAAACACCAGGTGTAGCCGGCGGTGCTCAGGAAGATGATCGAGTGTCCGGTCGGGTTGCCGGCATCGTGCTTGAGCTTGTTCGGCGGGATTTCGTATTCCTCGCCGATCTCACGATGTGGACGACCGAGAGGAGCATCAGGACGATCATCAGTAATCCGGCAATACGCCTTACCGCCGCGGACGAAGATATCATCGCACCAATAGGCGTCCGCTTCGCCGCAGCATGATACTGAAGGGACATCCGGCTGCATCAGCGAACGGTACCATTGCCGGATTTCCGGGGCCGCGCCCTCCCATTGGCCGTTGTCGCGGCCGGCGGCGGATCCTGTCGCCAAAGCCACCATTCCCGCAAGGCACACGCCACGGAGAGCGCCGCGATGACAGCGAGAAAGCAGATCACCCAATAGACGAACCAGAGCGGAAACGTCACGCATGACCGCCTTTCCCGAGGATGTGGGTTGCAATGAATGTCACGATCGCAGCGGCGCCCGATGCCCACCAGACCTTCTTCTCGACGGCGCTGATGCGCTGGTCGTGCGCGTCGCTACGGCCGAGCAGAAGGTCGATCTTGGCCTCGACTCGGCCCATTGCTCGCTGCATCTCGTCGCTCATCTCCAGCACCGCTTATTTCGACCTACCTGGTTGTGGATCCTGACTTGCTCGATCGTTTCCAGCGTGTCGCGGTCGCCGGAATAGGTGATACGGGTCCAACCCGAGCAGCGCGCCGCGATGTTCGACGGCTTGCTTCCCGCCGTCACGGTTGTCCGGGTCGCCTCGAAACATCCCGCGGTCGGAAGGCACAGGGCCGACAGTAGCGACAGCGTCAGAGCGAGCCTGATTGCCGGCGGCTGCTTCTCGAGCCAGCGCCGCATCCCACTGACGCTTGGTTTCCTTGAGCCCTTCGTTGTAGCCATAGGCGATGCATCCCATGCAGGTGAACGCGACGATGGCCGTAGCGATGGCCCAGCGCCGGAAGAGAGGAACGAACACTGCGACCGCAACGGCGGCGAATCCGATCAGCATGTCGATGCCGGCCCAGCCGAAGACGAAATGCCAGGCGAGGGCCAGCCAGTTCATGACTTGAAGACCATGGCGCGAAGACGCGCCCAGAATGACGGTTGAGGCGGTGGCGGGCATGCGGCAGCCGGCGGCGTCACCTTGGCCGGCTCCGGAGCGGCCGCGGGAGGCTTGGCGGCCGGCTTGTCGAGGCCGGACAGGCAGAGCTTGGCTTCGTCGGCGCGGCGGTTCACAAGCCCGCGCTGGACCACCAGCGGGCCGCTTGGGCCACGGGGATGCGAGCCGACGCGCCAGCCGCGGATAGCCTCGCAGCCGCCACGGAAATCGCCATCGTTCCATTTGCGGACGATGGCCGAGCCGCACAGGGCGCCGACGCCGGCGTTATAGGAAACGGAGATCGCGGCCGCGCGCGCGGTGTCCGGGAGATTGACGCGGATGCAGCGGCCTATGCCATGGTCGTAGTCCTCTGCGAGGCGCTTGGAGAGACGATCGGCCCAGAACTTTTCATCGTGGGTTTCGCCGAGCTTGACGCCTTCGGTCTCGCCGTAGCCGCCGGTCGGAAGACCATTGGCGAGGCGATCCGGGACGACCGTCGGCGCATAGCCCTCCCAATGCTTGACCAGCGGCACCGCCATGGCAAGCGAGGCCGCCGAGGCAACCGTGATGGCTGTCTTGCGGGCGGTCATTGCGGCTCCCTCTGCTTGGCGAGGCGAGCGAGCGGGATGACGGCCGTGTTAACGATGACGCTCAGGACGACCAGGAACCACGGATTGAAGATGTCCGTAAAAGCCCCGAGAACGGCGGCGATGCCGTTGAAGACGCCCACGGCGAGCGAAATCCGGATGGTCCAAAGGCGGTGGAATTCCCGCCAAGCATTGTCGATCAGCCGCATCGGCTCTGCCCCGTGTTGATGGGGCGACCATGGGACGGGCCGGTTAGCGATTTTCCTTGGCTACCGTGGGTTGACGGGATAGCTTCAAACCATGTTTGAAGACGTTCATTTCTTGGCTCGGTGCCTGCGCTACAGGTTCCGAACCGAGCGACAGCAACTGAAAGCGCTGCTGCGGCTCGATCTGGCAGGCGCGACCGTTCTCGACATCGGCGCCAACAAGGGAATTTACTCGTATTGGCTTTCGCGATCTGTCGGACCGGGTGGTCGCGTGCTCGCCTTCGAACCTCAGCCTGAGATGGCTGACTACATTCAGCGCCGTCATTTGCGCAACGTCGAGGTTATCAACGTCGCGCTTTCAGACCGCACGGGTTCTGCTAGCCTTTCCCGCAAGCGCGCCGGAGACGGTAGCGCCTCGCTGGGCAGACGTATCGGCGCCGCGATAGACGTGACCCTCGCACGCCTCGACGACTTCGGCCCTATCCAAAATCTGAAATTCATAAAATGCGACGTTGAGGGGCACGAACTCAGCGTGTTTCGAGGTGGCGAGAGACTGCTGCGAAGCGCGCGGCCAATCCTTCAGTTCGAGAGCACTCCGGACGAGATTGAGCCTATCCAGGCATTCCTCAAAGATCTCGGGTATTCCGGCGTGATGTTTGGCGATGACGGCTGCCTCGCCGTCGAGGATATCAAGCGGGTGCCGCATCGCAAATTTGGCTTCGGCGGACATAGGGATTTCCTATTCCGCCCTGCCTAAATGATTCTCAGCAGTTTGTTGGCGATGATGGTCGGCTGCAAAATTCCGAATGCGGCGCTGGTGCCGCCCTGCGCAGTTCCGGTGAACGTTGCGCCTGACATCGAAAATGTTAGGACGGCCTCGTTCGTTTTAGGATAGCTGGAGTCAGACCCGGTAGCCAACGAGCCATGCGACGTGCCGTTCCCGATCTGGATACTGTACGGGTTCGAAGTGATGGATCCGCCGATCGTGCCAGCCGGCGTATATGGCGGCAGGTTAGACGTTGCAAGCTGCCGGGATTCCGAGCCGCCTGTTCCGCCGAGCGTCGTCGGTCCGGTGATAAAGCTGCCGGATAGGCGGCTCGCCGCGCTCCCACCCATGTCATCCTTGCCTGCAGTCACTCGACCGCGGCAATCCGGGATACCGAACGTTGTGGTGCCATCACCAGAGCCGTAGGTGGTGCCAAAGAGCGAGAACAGTGCCGAGTATGCCGTCCGGCTAATGTTCTGACCATACATGAGTGCGAAGGAGCTGTTCGGAGCGGTTGCACCCCAGAAGTCAACGCTGGCGCCGATCGGGATGTTGTAGGGATTGCCGAAAGAGTTATGAAGGTAGAAGACGCCATTCGTGGCACTATAAAGCACGACATACGGCGAGCCAGCGACAAGGAATCCAGCAGGCAATTCCACGTTTGGATTGACCTGGATCGACTTCGCTCCGAGGCCGTCCACGTTGAGAGTGACGTTCGGAGAGCCCGCCGTGTTTGTCGTGTGCGGCGTGAACGCGATCATGGCGCCGTCCAGATGCGCGAGGCTGTCGAAGACCTGATTGGAGCTCACGGTGTAGGCCGTGGAGGTGCCGCCCGTGGTGATCGCGCCGGCGATGTCGTCGCGGTACTTGGCGGCGGCCGCCATCATGCCGCGCGTGCCGTCGTTCAGCGCGGCCGGCGCCATGCCTTCCGGAAACGGACAGGTCGAATCCGCCGTGCCGTTGTTGGCGGCGGTTTTGCTCCATTTCCAGAACGTCAT